CATCTGTACGGAGTGTAACTGTCGTAGAAGGACGATACCCTAGCTTGTGTAGTATGTGATGCCCCTTGTAAGGACCATCATCTGCTACCTTCCACACCTTCTCAAACGCACTGTACCTATATGCCACACCGTTAGCAATTTGGCCTATAACAGTACGCATAGGGGTAGTCATACCACCTTGACGGGCAGATGCAGTCAGCGCCCACTCAACGAAGTCTCTCTCACCAGTGTCGTTCTCACCAGCAAGTATCTGCCACTGCGCACCCTTCAGAATGGTACGTATAGCAGAGAACAACTGCCTCGCCTGAGCATCGTTCGCAAACATCTTGCGTAGCTCAAGTGCAGTAGGCAACTGCTCAAGAGAGAATACCTCTCCATACTTGGACACATCCTTATACATGCGTGTCCAGTCATGTGCAGTTCCTGCTTCATACTTGCGTGCTGTAGGCTTTTTAATGTCTGTGTCATTAACTACAGTCGCCATGTATCAAACTCCAAAATCGTATTCGAACTGGCGCACCATACCTCTTCCGGTTGTATGCGCTTCAATATCTCCATAATGAATCTTTCGGGTTGCGTTAGGGTCTACGTTAGGCTTAAGTGACTTGTGAAATGCCATGATAATTGCTTCCAACTCGTCAGGCGAGAACCCCTCCCGTGCCTTCATTATCCTTTTCTCTTCAATCTGTATCTGACCCTTAGCATTCAACTTGTAGCGGATAGCATTCGCTTGCTTCTCTATAAGCTCACGTGTATCTCCTTGTATCCTGCTCATGTCAATGTCAGTATTTTCCAGAAGCTTACGGAAGTTCCAGTATGCCTCTGCCTTAACATTTGCGAAGTACTTTTCCTGTGTACTTTTGTTCGATGCCTTGAAGGGACGAATACGTACGTTCCTGTAACGCGCATTACCCTTCTTGTGCTTCTTAGCGTAATTATAAATAGGTTGTCCAATTCCTAGAGCGTCTATCTGAACAATGTCTACGTTATGTGTGTCAACCCAATCAAAGATGCTTGGGCTACCGTCTGATACTATCTCTGAGGTATCGTCTTCTGGCCAACCATATACGTCAAGCAGTTTGTGGCCTGTACGCACAGCGAAAGCGTTGTTGTCTGCTCCACCACCAATGTCAACCCCCAACTGAGTCATGGCGTTATCCTTGTACTCAAGCATAGGCATCTGTGTTACAGTCAACCCTTCACGTATAATGATTTCATTAGTCTCAGGGTCTATCGGAGTGCTTGTGTCATACTCAAATGCACGGTCCAACCATGCAAGAGGGAACAAGCTGTCTCCACCTACACGTGGGAACTCTCCATATATACGCACCTGAGCCATAGGTGACTGCTCACCCCAATCAAATAGCTTCTGGCGTACCCACTCGTATGATACTGTGTGAGGTATCACAACCTCTTTCTTACGTACGTTAGGTGTATCAAATGCACTTATCTTGATGTTGTTACGCACACCCTTGATAGGGAAGTTCTTTGCACTCTTGCAGCGACGTGCGAACTCACCAGTCGGGTCGGTAGGGTTACCGATAGCAAGCATACGGTCATGCTTATCGTCGGTCATGTCACCATCCAACGCTTCCCATATAGCAGGATTAGTCACACCTGATGCTTCGTCCACCACAATCAGTACGTTACCGTGGTATCCTTGTAGCTTCTCAGGCTGAATAGTCGAGATGCCCTTGGCATACCAGTCTGGACCAATTTCCAAAGAAGCTTGCAACGGTTTTAGGCCAAGTGCAGGTGCGTTCGCACACATGGCACCAATCTTCGACCATAGAATGTCCTTCACCTGTCTCCACGTAGGAGCGGTTGTTATTACCTTGCCTTGCCTTGTCATCAACCACCATATCACCAACCCCGCTGCGAGGTATGACTTACCAGCAGCGTTACAGGACTGTACATAAGTCTCTTTGAAGTCACGTACACTGTGCAGTACCTCAACCTGCTTCTCCCAAGGTTGCCAACCTAGCACATCCTTGAAGAACACGTGAGGCTTTGCCATCCATATACGAAGTAGCTTTGCTTCTTCCTCATTAATCTTCCGGCGTGGTGCCATCGTCCATCTCCTGTAGCATAGCTATCTCATCGTCAATCAACTTCTCCATGAACGGGGTAAGCTGACCCTTCAACCTCAACAAAGCCTTGGCATTCACTAATTCATATATCCTCAGCTTAGCTCTCGTCATACTCATCTTCAATTACCTCTGCCTCTTCAATGTCCCCAACTTGTACGAGGTCATCTACATTCACCCTATCAAACATACCGCTCTCAGCAGCACGCTTAACAAGCGAAGCAACACCTTCAGCAGCACCGTCTATATCACCGGCAGTTTCGTGGCCAAGTATCTTGTCAAGACGTGTACGGGCACCAAGCTCACCTTGCATAGCAGTACTCACCACCAGTGCAGGATAACTGGTATGATTATCCTGTATATCTTGCATCCTTGCTATGTACTCACGGTATTCCAGTTCAGCAAATGTCCTTGTGTCAGGACGAGCCTCCCTGATATACGTAGCATACTCACGCAACAGCTTTTTCACGGTGTCAGTGGTGACACCATGCTTACGTGCCATCTCTATGTAAGGTCTGCCACGGCTGTACATCTTATGCATATCTACTGCCATCACAGCACGTTCTTCAGGTTCTAACGACGTAAATCTCTTCGCAGGTACATTATCGCTCATCTTATATGCGACTCCCACTCCGGTATCCAAGGCTTGAATGTAGCCTCCAACAACTTCATCTTATCTCTTTTAATGATTTCGAGAGGGTATCCCACATGCGCTCGAAATCTCTTCCACTTGCTTCGGTCGCTTCCCTTCTCCTGTCCTTTGACCTCTACGAAGATAAGAACACCTGGCTCTAAATGTTCAAAACCTATATCTCTAAGCAACAGAAGCACTTGTCTATTAGCGTCGTGCCTGAACCTTATACAGAAATCAGGTAAGTAAGACCAAGGACCACGTTTATAACCGTTCCCCGTAAACAAGAACGTTTCTGGTTCGTACTCATATCCTTCCAATACCCCCCAATTCACCAACAAATTAAACAAGCGTGCTATATCAGCTTCCCAACCTGAGTGGAAGAACGTATCTCCTAAGTCAAGTCGTTTACCACGCTTTATATTACCGTACCTTGAGTTTCTGCCAGTTGCCATTCTTAGCCGGTCCTCTCGTACTCCAAGCTTCGTCTACTTCCAACATCTTCTGTCGTCTTCGACTAAACATATAAGGAAGCAATACATGTATAAGGTCGATTACCTTATAACCATTAATCTGAATAGTGTATACTGTCTTAGCATTTGCTTCTCTGCGTTGCCTAGTATAATAATTACAACCTAACAGGTCTGCTGCATATGCTATTACATCTTCGTCTGTCATACTAAGCGTGAAGGATGGTATACCATGCTTATCTTTTCTTGTATAAAAGCACCCTTCTCCTTCTATCAAACCTGCTAACCATATTAACTGCTGTCGTTTGATATAGGGGAGTTGTCTTTCGTGCCTACTTCTGGTTTCAGCCATTGGTTTTTCTCCTGTTCGTAATCAAGTAGACCTTCTTCTATCTCACTTAACAGAAGGTTATCAAGTCTACTATAATCTACGTATGCTTGTTTTTTCAGTTCGCCTTTATACCTGGTATTCCTATTCGTGCGTGCCATGTTCCTTCCGTAGCTACTGGCTTACATCCAACTCGACAGGTGCCTTGAAACGTCTTGTATAGCGTTTGCCACCTGCATCTGTTACCTCAACGTCGCATATCAACACCGTCTCATAGGTCTGCCCCACCAAGTCAGCAGCAGCTATGTATATCGTCCCCTCACCCTCTGAAGCATTGTCTATGCTTATCTGCGCGGGGTTGGTTGACGATTTGGTTATGAGTGGGGAAGCATCTGACAAGTCTCGCTTAGCAGAGAATCTTATGGTGCATCCCGAAAGATTCTGTGGTGTTGCAAGAGGGTCTTCAGGGTCTTCCCCAGGCTCAAATATTTTGAACCCAATCTCTTCATCATCCCCTCTAATAAGGGGGTCTATGATAGGTAGGTCCATCAATCCCATGATTACGTAACCGCTGTATCGTATGTTAGCGTCAAGCTGTCGTTCAATGCCAGGTTGATTACAGCAAAGTCTGCGTGAGCAAACATGTTTGCGCCTGTTGGTGGTGGACCACCAGTACCAGGACCGTCAAACAACCCTGCCTCTGCGACTGCACGTGCTGCGTCTGCTGTGTGCGTAGCAACAACACGATATACGTTACCAGTACTTGCACCGTTCTGAATGCTTGCGGTACCCTGTACACGTGCCTGAACACCTGTGTTCATACCAGTGTCATCAGTAGTGGCAGTTGTGGTGCTTGTACCGATAGCAGAATAATCCGGCTTCGCACTACCAATACCTGAGCCAGCCTGGTTAATCGCGTTGGTTATGATTTGCCTACCAACCTTAGTAATTACACTCGCCATGCTCTCCCTCCTTTTCCATTACAATAGTTTTTTATATGCGAAAAGACCGGCTATACCTGCTGCACCTACTGCTGCTACATATGGAGCAACATACTTGGCACAACGTACAGCCGTTTCCTCACTAATCTCTCCTAATGTTTCTTTCTCCCATTTCGCTACCTTAAATGGGTTCTTGTGATTGAACGCAATAATACCCAAATCTTCCACTGTGCCATCAGCACGTGTTACAACAGCACTAAGTGATGTATACTCCACACCCGCTGCCATCTGCATCCTAGACATCTTTCCTCCAAAACTGTATGATAGGCTTAGCTATCTTCGTGAACGACATGCCTTGCTTCTCCGCCTTCTGCAACGTCATATCAGGTGTCTCCCTTTTAGCAAACGACATGCTTGGTCTGCCAGTCAGGAATCCTTCTATGGCATTGATTACGGTAGCAAGTGCATTAACAGCAAATGTAACCGTCTTGGTTATACCCCTGCTTAGCTGTAGCGTGGTATTAACGTTAGTCTCGACACGCTTGGCAATAGCCTTACGTGTATCAAGCATCGTTGCCACCACACCAAACTGCCTACGTATATCAACAGCCTTCCGCACGGTAGCGTTGGCGGATACACTGAACGACAAGTTAAGTATCTTACTCTTCAACTGTTGCACAGCGAGTGCAACACTGGCACTCAATGCAACAGACTTGTTGATAAGTTTACGTATATCAACTGCCGTACCGACAGTCAGAGCAATAGGCTTCGCTACTGCCTTACGTACTGTAGGTGAAGTTGATATACTCAGTACTACGTTCTTCCCTGCATTCCTTCTCACAGTCAGCGCAGAACTTACATTAAATGTAAGGTTCTTGAGGAATACCTTGAGTCCTACTATGGTCTGTGTCGCACTGACACTGAAACTAAATGCTTTATTCACTGCTTTCAATGGGGTAAGAGCCGCACTAACTGCCAGGGTTAGTGGCTTAGCTACGGCTCTACGCATTGTGACGCTGCTGCTAACGCCAAACGGCAACCCCTTTCCTACTGACCTCCCGACAGTAGGCGATGCACTAACTGAAAAGGCAAGGTTCTTCAAGAATACCTTTAATGCCTGTACAGTATGTGTTACCGACACAGGCAGTGGTATAGATTTTGAAGCAGCCTTCCCTACACTAAGCGAAGTTGACACCGCTATGTCTATATTCTTGATGAATGTACGTATAGGTGTTGTTGTAAGTGCGGTACTTACAGCCAATGATATACGTCGAGTTGCTGCCTTTCCAATACTTAGTGCAGTGGTAGGGGAGAAGGTTATACGCTTAGCTGTACTCTTTCCCACTGTAGGAGTAGTAGTTACTCCTAGATTTATAGTGAATAACTTAACCTTTTGTGCCAAAACATTTAATGCAGCACCAGCACCAAAACCTAATGCTTTTGCTATGCCTTTTCCTGCGGTTAATGCAGCAGTTATAGCAAGTGATATACTCTTAGCTGTTGTTTTCTGTGTAGTAAAATTGGTGGATACAGTTAGGTCTACTGTATGATTTAGGTTTTGTGTGCTTACAGTTGTAGCTATCCATTCTACAGAGTCTACTTCTACCAAACCACCAGACGCACCAGTACCAACTACCCACACTACTACATCAGATGCATTGCTTATTATGCTCTGGTCAAATGTATTTGAAAGTACTGTACCACCTGCACTTGAGGCCGCTGATACAGCCGTATTAGTAACTATCGTCCCCAACAGCGTTCCGGCAGCATTGCGTAGTTCTATCCTACACTGCGGGTTGGTGCCATTGCCAAGTTTTCCTACCCTAGCTTTTATCTCACCAGTAGCAGCACCAGTTGATAGTGAGTTTGTTGGGTCGGTTAGTGGCGCACGAACTTCGGTATTTATGGTTTGAGCAGCTACACTTACAGGCTTCAAAGCAAATGCTATTGATACGGAAATCTGGTTGACCCCCGGTGCCCAAGTGAATGCGCCAGTAGCACCAGCAGTGGCTTTTATCTCCCTAAAGTGTGCAAGCCCAGAGTCGTTACCACCTGATGAGTATATCTCTCCACCCTTGGTTATCGTAGCAGGTGATGTAGCTACCATGTTAGTGGTACTTGCGGTGTTGTCACTGTAGAATACCACAACATGAACAGCAGCGCCATCTGTAAGTGTCGTTATACCAGCCTGTGTGTTGTTAGCAGAGGCGTTACCTTCTGATACAGGGGTACCATCCACAGGGCTACCGGAAGTTACACACCCTCGTCGTATAGAAAGGTTCGCACAGGTTGAGCCTGTTATACCAGATAGGGATACAATCTTACCACGTTCTACTGCTTGATTCGTAATGCGCTTCCAGAATACTGTACCACCCATAGCAGTACCAGCCTGATGGCGCACAACACCACCATTGATACCATCTGTCCAGTTATTAACTCCTGAGTTATCTGATATGGTAGGCTGAGCCGTACCGTCACCGTTGACAACACTAACTAAAATTATGTCATTATCATTTACTGTGGTTGGTATTGTCACAGAGGTAGCTGTGGTTGGCTGTCCTGTGTTGTCTGCGCTACCTTCGAACGTAATATTTGGTGGTACACCGCTAGGGTCTACACCGGCTAACCAATCACCTGGATACGTGCCTGGTCCAAGGTCAGGAGCGTCATCTATAAGCCCTGCATTGTAAGCATTGCTATTTAAGTTGGTGGCTGAACCACCAGTAGTAGGTATAAGTGTTTCTGTCGCCACGTTACTCCTTAACGAGATACAAAAAAAGCCTCCC